ATTCTATGGATATATGAATAAAGGTCTTGGTGCTGAATGGCATCTATCAGATCCAAGAGGAATGCCTTATCTTGCAAAAATTGATATTCTTACACACGATAAAGATGATGGTGATGGAAGACTCAGAAGAGTTAACATGATCAATCAAAAAACTGGATCTTTTGGTGGTAATAATAGAACAGCATTTAGATTAGAAGTTGATGGTGTTAGATATACAAATTATGTTGCTGATGAAGATATTCTTGTATTTAAAAACGATATACCTCTAAAACCAAACACAGATTATAATTTATCTGGTGTAACTGATACTGCTACTTCTGAAAAAGGTGATATTGTATTTGCTTCTGCTCCTTCTTCAAGTGATACATTTTACATGGTTGCAATGCAAAGTAATGAACTATTGAGTATTACTATGACAAATAGTACAACTGGTAGTTTGAGTAGACAACTTACAGCTGCAGAAAGAGAAGGTTTAATTATAATTGCTGAAAATAAATTACATTTTGGAAATGGTCAAGGATTTGTAATGAATAGCAATAATCAAACTATTGTGTTTGATACTGCTCCTGGCTCTGGTTTACATACACCGTTTGCAATATCTACAAATACTGGTAAAATTGCTGATAAAATTAATACTCCTTTTGATGGTGGTGAACCAGCATTTAATTTATTCTTGGATTCTGAAAACTTTGTACCAGTAGGACAATATGGAAATGATGCTGCTCCTGATGTTAATAGTTTATTTGTAACTAAAAATGGTTCACTTTTAATTCCAACTACAGATTATACTATTGGTGGGAATATAGGTTCTAAAATTGTATTCAATGTTTCGCCATCAGCTGGTGATGATATTACAATATCAACTCAAGGTGTCATGAGACCTCTTGATAATATCAGTTCAACTACTGGAAAAGAACATACTCTTAAAATATCAAGTGCAGACTATTATCCAAATGCTGTAATTGGTAGACCAAGAGAATTAGAAAATCAAATTGTTGCAATCAAAAATAATAAGTTACTAGATCCAATTAAAGATTACTATGTTTTAAATCAAAAAATTATATTTACAGAAGCATTAATAAACAGTGATGTTATAAGATTATTAGATTGGTATGGTGATCATGATGATTTTGTTGTAAGTTCTTACAATCAGCAAGTTAAAGTTAATGAAACTATTCAGTTGCCTGGCGAGTCATTGAGAAGAACTGTAACAGCAATTCATTCTCCAACTGCAATAACTGTTAATAGTCCAACTGGTATTACGAGTCCATCTGGTATAGATGCAAGAGCAGATGTAGTTGATGGTAAGTTATCAGCAATTACTGTTGCAAATGGTGGAGTTGGTTATCCACAAAATACAAAATTCCGTACATATGGTCTTGGAGATTCTGCTTCTGCAAATACAATATTGGTTCCTACAAAAGGAAATAGTGTTAAAACTATAACTGGTTCTGGTACAGATACAGTTACAAATGCTGCATATGTTCCATCTACAGGTCTTTTAACATTGACTATTCCCCATCATGGATTATCAACAGGTGATAAAATTAAACTTGCAGATGAATCATTGACATTTAGATGTTCAATGGATAACTATGCTACAGAACATAAGTATCCTAGAAGTTCTACAATTACACATTCAGTATCTACTGCAACTTATAATCCTACTACAGGTACATTGAATGTTACAACAACTAAACCTCATAATTTACAGACAGGTGATAGAATTAAAATTGGTGATAATGCATTAACATTTAAATGTGCTTTAGACAGTTATCAAACTTTACACACATATCCAAGAGCAACTGATCCATTTAGAGATAAATGGTTGCCTGTAAGTAACATTACAAATACAACATTTGATGTAAATGTTGGATCATCTACTTTGACATTCTATACACCAAGCGCTGTAGATTTTGATCCAAACACAGGTGAGATGACAATGAATATTGGTTCTCATAATATTCAAATAGGTGATCCTATAAGAATTGCAGATGAGAGTCTTACATTTACTTGTACTTTAGATGGAAATCTTTCTGAAAAAACTTATCCAAGAAGTAGTGCTACATATCATTCAGTGACAGGTGCTAATTATAATCCTACAACAGGTATTATGACTGTTACAATTAATAATCATGGATTTGTAAAAGGTGAATATATTAAGTTCTTACCTAATTCTTTACAATTTACATGTTCAACTGATGGAAATACAATTCCTAAATCTTATCCTAGAACTACAGATCCAGCATATGATACATGGATACAAATTGACAATATAACCACAAACACATTTGATGTTCAAGTTCTTGATGTTATACCTTCTACAAATACAGCAACACATACATTTGTTGGTGCGAGTGTAAATGGTATGGCGAAGAAAGTCGATCAAGCATATCAAAGTGCTCTTTCTGTAACTAAAGTAACCACTGACACAATCACCGTAAATGTTCTTGCAAAAATTCCATCAACAAATCTTAGTGTTCATACATTTGTAAAATCTCAATCTAATTCTATTAGTTCTGGTGGTGGTTATCCACACAGATTTGTTTCTGCTGCATCAGATTGTATTACTGAGAAGAGAGATTTTGCATCAGAACAATTCTTAGAATCAACTGTAGTTGACGAAGATACACTCACAGTAAATGTTGGTAAAGTTCTTCCAAATAGTCAATATACACCAACAACAGGAACATCATATGACCCTGCTAGTGGTTTATTGACTTTAAATCTTGGTGCTGACTATAATGAATTAAAAGTTGGTAAGAGTGTTATTATTTCTGACAATGCGCTTAAATTTAAGTGTGCTATGGATAATAATGATTCTATTAAGTCTTATCCAAGACCAGGCTTAGATAAAGCATCTGAAAGATCTCTTAAAATTACTGCAAAATCTGGTAATAGTATAACTTTAGATGTTGGTGTTGCTGGTACAAACAAAACATTTACACCTAGTATGGCACACTATAATCAGACAACTGGTGATATGGTGATCTTTATTGGACAACATGGATTGCGTAAAAATGCAAATGTAGTTTTAGTTAATAATTCACTTACATTCCAGTGTGCTAAAGATGGTTATATCAGTCTACACACTTATCCTCGTGCTGGTACAGACCCATATGCAAACGAAAAATCAATCGAAATTACAGATGTTGGATCTACTGAACATACAGTAACTTCAGCAACTTATGTTGCTTCAACTGGTATTGTAACAATTAGTGTTTTAGATCCTAATGATAAATTTGGAAATGGTGATTATATCTTAATTAACGATAATGCTCTTGTATTTACATGTAATTTAGATGGAAATGCAACACAACATCCATATCCTCGTGCTGGATATGATTTACCAAGTAACAAGTGGTTGGCGATTTCTAGTAAAACACACAATAGTGGTACAAGTACCTTTAATATCAATGTTGGATCATCAACATACACTGGCACTCATACATTTGTAGGTGCTGCTGTTGATGCATTACAAAGACAGAATGGTGAGATTACTATTAATGTTGGATTTGATTCTGACGCTGGTGATCAGTATGAACATAGATTTGTAAGTGCTTCTACTGGTGCAGTCAAGTACACACCAAATTCAACTCATACATTCCAGTCTGCTGATGCAAATTCAGTTAAGATGCTTGGTGATGCTACACATACATTTGTAAGATCAGTCACAGATGGTGTTTCAGTTGAATCTAAAACATTCCAATCAGTCGGTGATACAGTCATAGATTATGTTGGTCATAATCTCAGTAATACAACATTAGTTCCAACTTATGAATCATATGTTGTAAGAGATCAACAGTTAAATTCTAGTGATGTGAGATTTGGTACTAAACTATCATCTGGTATCAATACATCAGTAGAAACTATTCCAGTCACAGGTACAGGAATGGCTTCTGAAAGTAATATTGGTATCACAATAACATCTGGAAGTGGATCTAATGCAGTCTTACAACCATTTGTTGTTGATGGAAAAATTACTAAAGTAATTGTAGAAACTGCTGGAAGTGGATATGATTCCAATGATATTGTATTGACTGTAACTAACGGAGGTGGGTCTGGTGCTGTACTGGAACCAGTTCTAAATGGATCAGGTGCATTTACTGGTGTAACTGTTACCAATGAGGGAATTGGGTATGATTCTTATAGAGCTTTCATAAATAAGGAAGTTATAGAATATACAAATCATACTACAACTAACTTAAAAGGTGTAACTAGGGGAATAGCGGGTAGTACTGCTGCAACTGGTGCCCAAAATGATAAAGTCTATTTTGACTCGTAAATACAGTATAAATAAAGATAAAGTAAAAAACATCGGAACAGATAAATGCCATCACTAGTTTCTGACAATTTCAGAGTATTCGCTGCAGAGCAGTTTATGGAGGCCCTTGAGGAACCTCTAGATTCTTCTGGCAACCCTCTTTCCGACTCTTCCACGGAGGCGTTGAGAGACAGAAGTAAAGTTTATATTTTTATTGGTCGTTCACAAACTTGGAACTCTGAGAGATATTCAGGCTTAGGTTTTAACGATATTGATACTATCCCTTCACCAACAGACTCCTTTGATGAATTGAGTGAGATTTATGATGATATGATCGCTATGAAGAGAGTTACTCGTAGTGATGTTAATCAAGTTGTAAGAAAAAGAACTTGGAAGACTAATACTCGTTATGATATGTACAAACATAACTATTCTACTGGGTATCAGTCAGCAACTGGAGCTAATAAATTATATGATTCACAGTTCTATGTAATGAACAGTAATTATGATGTTTATAAGTGTATTTACAATGGTGAAACTCCTGCTAATCCAAATGGAGTTATTTCTACAGTAGAACCAACAGGAACAGCAACTACCATCTTTACTACATCAGATACTTACAGATGGAAGTATATGTATACATTGGGTATTAACGATTTTGTTAAGTTTGTTTCTAGTGATTTTCTACCACTTAAGACAGATTCTAACGTTGTTAGTGCTGCTGTGTCAGGAGCAATTGATCAAGCATTGGTAAGAAATGTTGGAACTGGTCTAACACCAGGCACATATTTCTGTCCTGTTATAGGTGATAGTAGTACACTTGCAGTTGTTACATTTACAGTATCAAGCACTGCTCCAATAGCAAACCAAATTGATCCTAGTACAGTATCAATGTCTGTTGTTGGTGCTGGATATACTTATGGTACAATTGACCTTGCAGAATGTTATTCAACTTTAGCTGCTGCACAAGCAAGATCTGCCTCACCAACTGATCTTTCTGCTGGTTCACCTAGTATAGATGCTATTATTTCACCACCTGACGGACATGGTTCTAATATTGTGAGAGAACTTGGTGGTTATAGAGTAATGGTCAATAAGGCTGTTGAGTTCTTAGATGGTGCTGGTGACGTACCAACTGATATGCAATTTAGAAGATTTGGTCTTATTTCTGATCCACAAACTCCAGGCAATTCTGATTTAACATCAAGCACTGCAGCTGTATCTAAAGCAATCAAATTTCCTGCTGCATCATCTGTTAACTTTAGTATAGGGGAAGTAATTACCCAAGCAACTACTGGAGCAAAAGGTAAGGTAATTCATTGGGATTCTGTTAATAAAATTCTTAGATATTTCCAAAACGAATATACTGCTGTTTCTCAAACAGGAAATAACCAATACAAGTTAGTAGAGTTTAGTGGTGCAAATGCGATTACTGGAGGATCATCCAATACTTCGTTAACTCCTGATACATCTAGTAATGGTACTACAACCGTTGCTGGTAGATCATTTACCACTGGTTATTCTGCTTCTGAGGTTAAAAAATTTAGTGGATCTATTCTGTATATTGAAAACAGAAAAACGATCATTAGATCTGATGACCAAATTGAAGACATTAAACTCGTTATTGAGTTCTGATTATACTAATAAATACTAAAAAGAAGTCCTTCGACAATGCAAAAGACCAATCTACAACTGGCGCCATACTTTGATGATTTTGATAGTTCCAAAAACTATCAAAAGATTCTATTTAAACCTGGCTATCCAGTGCAGGCGAGAGAACTTACTCAACTGCAAACACAGTTACAGAACCAAATAGAGAAATTTGGAAATCATACATTTAAAGATGGTTCTGTAGTAATACCAGGCCAGATTGGTTATGATCTGCAATATGATGCTGTTTTAGTTCAAAATTTAATAACTGGTTTAGAAGTAGAAGCGACTAGAAGTACTTTAATTGGTAAAACTATAAAAGGTTCAACAACTGGTGTAGAGGCGGAGATTGTAAATACAATATCAGTTACAGAAAGTGAAAAAAATGCGATTACTTTATATGTAAAATATACTAAGAGTGGTACTAGTACATTAGGTGTTCAATCAAATAAATTTGGTAACAATGAAACTTTACTTGATACAACAACTAATACTGCAATTGCACAAACATATCTTTCAAATGCAACTGCATATACTGGAAGTATAGCATATATCACAAATGGTATATATTATATTCGTGGATTTTTTGTAGAAGTTGGTGATCAAAGTATCATACTTGATCAATATAATAATAAACCAACATTTAAAATTGGTCTAACAGTTACAGAAGAAAAGATAACTGCTGATGAAGATAGTTCATTATTTGATAATGCAAACGGATATTCTAACTTTGCTGCTCCTGGCGCTGACAGACTAAAAATTACTGCAAAATTATCAAAAGAATTGACTAGTTTTTCTGATAATGGTGATTTTATAGAATTACTAAGATTAAAAGAGGGTATTTTAGAAAATATTGTTGAAACTAGTTTATATAATGAATTTGAAAAAAATCTTGCAAGAAGAACATATGATGAATCTGGTGATTATACAGTAAAAGATTTTACAGTTAAAGTAAGAGAAGCTCTTGACAATGGAGAAAATGGTGGTATCTATAATCCTAATGAAGTTCTTGCAGATGGTAGAAGTATTTTAGCAAGAGATCCATTAGAAACAGATCCAGTAAATTCTTTTAATGGAAATAATTATTATGCTTTAGAGGTATCGCCTGGAAAAGCATATGTAAGAGGTTTTGAAATTAATAATGTTGCTAAAAAATATGTACTTGCAGAAAAAACAAGAGTAACAGGTTCTTCTAATAATAAGACTGTAAATACAACTTGGGGATCATATTTTACAATATCTTCTGCTGTACAAACTGTTTTACCAGGCGAACTTCTTTCATTGAGAAATAGTAGTAATACTGTTATTGGTAACGCTCGTGCTGTTAGTGTAGTTCCTGCTAGTACTGGTCATTTATTATATGTTGAGGAAGCATTTACATTTACAGATGTTGTAGTCACAGGTGATGCTACTGCATTACAATCTGGTGATTTCTTGTTCTCTTCTAGAGGATCTAGAGGTGTAGTTGTATCTGCAACTCTTTCTAGTGGTAATACAACAATTAAATTACGTCAAGTTATCGGTAGATTTGCAACTGGAGATGTTGTAAACAATAGTAGAGATTCTGCTACATTTACAGTTTCAAGTATTACAGATTTTAATTTTACTCAAGTTAATAATATAATAAATGGTCTTGGGTATGTTGCAACTGTAAATTCAAGTGCTGGTTTAAAATCATCTGGTAAAAATCAATTTGTTAAAGTATCAGATTTACCAGTAGCAACAATTAGTGATTCTTCATATACAAAATTAACCAGATCAGTTACTACTGTTCAAACTGGTGGAATAGCTTCAGTAACAGTTCCAACTGGATTTCTTCCTTTAACATCTGGATATTATATTACTTCATCTACTGGAGATCATACAGCTACTGCAGCAGTTGCTGGAACTACTTTAAATTTCACAAGTATTAGTGGAAGTCCTACAGTTGGAACTAGTCTAACAATTTGGTTTAAAACAAGAGTTTCAAATAGTACTATTAGAACTAAGAAAAATAAAACATTTCAATTTTTATCTGTTACAAAGAAAAAATCAGCAACTGATACAGTTTATGGTAATAGATATGATGACAAAGAAATTAATTTAAAATTTCCAGACGTTTATAAAATTCATGCTGTTCATCAAGCAGCAGTAAATGGTGTAACTGACACCAACATGTTTGATCGTTTGATAATTAACGATGCATCAGATATAAAAGCTGGTGATATTATTCAAAATGGTTCTTTAAGAGCAAAAATTATTTTTGAAAATGGTGTTAATCTTCATGTAAAATATTTACAAGATCAAAAATTTGCACAGGGAACAAATTTAACTACAGTAATTACTATTGTTAATAAACCTAATTTAGTAGGAAGATTTTTAACTGAGGTTACACATGGTAACTATCTTGATATTACAGATAATTTTGCTTTAGTCAAAAATGATACTGAAGATGGTTATAGAATTTCTAAGTTAACTAGATTAGGAAATAGATCAACACCATCACAAAAAATCACTGTTGTATTTGATTACTTTGAACATGGAAGTACTACAAATGATTTTTATGCTACAAGTTCATTTAATACTACTGATGAAGGAGATATAGAATTTACAAATATTCCTAATGCATATAATGGAACTCCATATACAGATATACTAGATTTTAGAGGAACATATACACCAACAACTGCATCTGGTACTGGTACTGTAACTGCTCCATATGTTTCTAGTAATGGAAAATCAGCATTTGATATTTACGAACAAACAAAAAGTGTTGCAATAACTCCTTATCCAAATGAATTTGCTTCATTTGATTTAAGTTACTATACCGCAAGAATTGATAGATTATATCTTAATAAAGATGGTAAATTTGTAATATCACAAGGATCACCAGCAATCAATCCAGTAATACCTGAGGCTGTAAATGATTCTTTATTAATCAACACTATTTCTATACCAGCATATCTTAGAGATGTAAATCAAATTTCTATACAGAAAGAAGACACTAGAAGATATACTATGAAAGATATTGGTGCTATTGAATCTAGAGTAGATAGTATTGAATACTATACAACTTTAAGTTTATTAGAAACTGATACTAATAATCTGTTAATTTTAGATGGTAGTGGAAATAATAGATTTAAAAATGGATTCCTTGTAGATAACTTTAAGTCTCTTAATTTTACAGATTCTAAAAATTCAGATTTTAATATGTCCATTGATACCACACAAGGTTTAATGAGACCATATCCATATGTTAACAATATAGGATTTAAATGGCTTGAGACTATTGATGGTACTGCAACAAAAGTAGGTGGATTACAAAAAACTGGAGATTTCTTATCATTACCATATTCAGAGGAACAATTTGCTTCTAATCCATATGCAAGTAAGGTAGTTAATTTAAATCCATTCAATGTATTTACATGGGTTGGAGATTTTCAAATAGAACCAGAAAGAGATGTATGGTTTGACACAGAAAGAAGCGCTCCTGAGAATGTACCTCAAATAGATCTTACAGGTCCTATTAAATTCCTTTATGATGAAAGTGGTGCTGATGGTGAGAAATGGGGTAGTTGGAATAATACTGGTAGTGAGAAAGTACAAGGTGGTACTGAATTTACTGATGTGAGAACTGGTATAGAGAACAGTTTTAGTACTGTCACACAAAACATAGAAGTTGGTGATAGAATTGATGGTATTAAAAATATTGAGTTTGCTAGATCAATTGTGATTGATGCAAAATCATCAAGAATGAAACCAAATACAAATTTATTCTTCTTTATTGATGGTGAAGATTTTAATGACAGTGTATATCCTAAACTCTTTAGAAATATTACTAGAACTGTAAATAGCACTGCTTTTGTTGTTGGAGAAAAGGTTAGAATTGAATCACAGTCTGACCCAGGCACAAATCAAATTATTGCAGAAGTAGTAGTTGCGTCAAAATATGATTCTACAATTACTGATAATTACAGTGGTGCATCTACTGTACTTGGAATTGATAAAGTTACTACTGTAGATGGTACTTTATTAAATCCATCAAGTCCTACAGATAAAGTTAAAATAACAGGACTTACAACTGGTGCAGTCGCAGAAGTAGAATTAACTTCTCCTAGAATATCTACAAACGATGAAGGAACTGTAGATTTCTTTATTCTTCTTCCACCCAAAAAATTAGAAACTGGTAAGTCTAGATTTGTTTTAACAGATGAAAGCACATCTACAACTGTTGAGGGTGTTTCTGATACTAATGCAGTTGCTAATTACGATTCAGAAGGAACTCTATTTGAACTAACAAGTTTAAGTTTAGATTTTCAGATTCCTCAAATTACGGTAACACCTATTGAGGAAACAAGACAAAGATTTATACCTGATCCTCCTCCACCACCACCTCAGAATTGTGACCCATTAGCACAGTCATTCTTTGTTGATGCTATTGAAGGTGGAATGTTTATTACATCTATTGATGTATTCTTCCAATCTAAAGATACAAAAGTTCCTGTAACAATTGATATTCGTACTGTAGAGAATGGATCACCAACACAGACTATTCTTCCATATAGTGTAAAAACAATAGAAGCTTCTAATGTATCTGTAAATGCAACTAAAGCAGATACAGTAACTAAATTTACATTTGATGCTCCAGTATATGTAGCAAATGGTCAAGAATATGCATTTATTTTAAGATCGAGATCTTTAAATTATAAAGTTTGGGTATCTAGATTAAATCAAGTTGATGTAGATACTAGTCAATTAATTGACAAACAACCATATGCAGGGTCATTATACAAATCTCAAAACATGAGTGTTTGGGAACCAGATCAGTTTGAAGATATCAAGTTCAATATTAATAGAGCGAAGTTTACTACTGGTAGTACTTTAACTGCTCAATTAACAAATGGTGTTGTTCCTAGAGTTAGTCTTCCAAATGACCCATTATTCTTTACATCAAATTCAGCTGATATTACTGTTTTACAACCAAACCATTGTATGCACACAAAACAAAATTTTGTGAATATCTCTGGTGTAAAATCAGATATACCAAATACTAAACTTATAACTCCTTTAGGTAATGCACAGTTCATAGTTGATACAACTGTTACACTGGCTGATGGTACATTCACTCCTACTCAATTTAATAATACAACAGTAGGGGATAATAATTTTGGATATATTAAAATTAATGATGAAATTATTGCTTATAAAGCAGTAAATGGTTCTACAATTACAGTACCCACAGGTGGTAGAGGAGTTGGTAATGGTATCATTGTTTCTCATGCTACAAATTCTGTTGTTGAATACTATAGTATTAATGGTATTCCTTTGACAGAAATTAATAAAGTACATCAGTTAAATGATATATCTGACATGGATAGGTATCAAATTTCTGTTACTTCAAAAGCAAATGAAACTAGACAATTAGGTTCTAAAAATATCAAGGCAAGTAGAAACTTACAGTTTGAAAGTATTACACCTAGATTAAATGAAATTATATTTTCTGGTACAGAGTTAAGTACAAGAATAGCTACAACATCTGGTGCTTCGGTAAGTGAGAAAAACACAGGAACTTTCTCAACTTTACCAGAAGTAAGTCTTGCTAATTTGGAAGTAAATGAATTAGATGCATCTAATGTTATACTTTCACCAGAAAATCAAATACAATATTTTGGTTCTACTGATTCATTTAAATTCTATGTTGATGCTAAAACTACAGTTGATAACTTAAGTCCAATGTTTAATCTTTCTGGATCATCTGTTATTACTGCTATGAATCGTATTAATAGAATTAATAAACAAGATGGAACTATAGATCTTACAAGTGAACTTAATTCGGAAGGATCATTACATGATTCTGTTTATGTAACTAAAAAAGTGACTCTAGAAAATACTTCTACTTCTATCAAAATTTTATTTGATGCAATTAGAAGACAAGGAGTTGATATCAAAGTATTTGCCAAAGTGAAAAGAGATGACGAGACAGATGATTTCAATCTATTAGATTACGTTGAAATACCTTCTACAAATTATCCATTCTCACCAGACAAAGAAACATATAGAGCATTTGAATATGAAGTTACTGGTTTAACAGGATTTAAAGAATATGCGATTAAGGTAGTTATGATTGGTAATGATCAGTCTAACGTACCTAAAATAAGAAACTTTAGAGGAATTGCTCTCGCAGTATAATTATGGAAAATCCAGAAGTTGACGGACATCCAGATCTCAAAAGAGATTCTGGATCAGGTGCTATCATCAATCAAAATACTTATAGTTATCAACAGTATATGGAAAGCTATAAGAAAAGAATAGAGAAGGAAAATAGATTAGATAATTTAGAACAAACTCTTTTAGAAACAAAAAAAGAAATAGATACTATTAAGGATCTTATTTTACGGCATATAATGTCATAAATAGTGATGAGAAACACATCTCCTATAAATATAGTATAAGTGGTAGATCCTAATGGCAGCAGTTCATAATTTATACGTTGATCAGGGTGCTGACTTTACTGTCGAAGTCGGTATATACGATGATAATAATGCAGCTTGGGACCTTACTGGTTACTCAGTAGCTGCAAAAATTCAAAAATCGTATTACAGTACAACTTCAACAAGTTTTATTGCAACTGTAAGTTCTACCGCAACTGGAACAGTAGTTCTAACCCTTCTCGATACTGTTACCGCAGCCATGGACCCTGGCAGGTATCTGTATGACGTAGTTGTTACGTCAGCTGGTGGTACAAAAACACGAGTTATAGAAGGAATTGTTACAATTAACGCTGGAATAACATGAATACCAAAGTTACTGTTCGGAACACACCTCAAGTCATTACTGTTGCAGCTTCGGCTGGTGCAAGTGGTAGTTTATCCACCTTGACTGATGTAAATTTATCTTCTGCGGGCGATGGTGCCGTTCTTCAATATGATGTTACAACTCAAACTTGGATAGCTAGAAACATTCTAGAAAACTCAGGTTTAACTATTAATGCAGGCTTTTATTAAATCTTTCACATAGGAACAAACAATGGCAACTTTTATTAAAGTTAAAAGGTCGAGTACAACACCAACCGCAACTCCTAGTAATTTAAGAAACGGTGAATTTGCACACAGTTATGGTGCTGGTACTTATACTGACTTTCAAACCACAAACAACGGTGCATCAAACGTTACTTCGGGTGGTAAACTCTTCATCGGTCAAGGTACTGAAGATGGATCTGGACATGCTGCAAATATAGATGTAATTGGTGGTAAGTATTTCACTGATGTATTAGATCATGGTCATGGTACTCTAACTGCTAACTCTGCTATAATTGTTGACCAGTCTAAAAAAATTGATGAATTAAATGTAGATAATATTAATATAAATTTAAACACAATTTCAACAACAAACAGTAATGGAGATTTAATACTTGATCCAGCTGGAACGGGTTCTGTTGTAGTTGTTGATGATACTTTTCTTGCTTTTGGTACTGACGAAAATGGTAAGATTGAATATGATGAAGCTTCAACAGACAAAGTTCAAGTAACTGGTGCAAACTGGAAATTTAATTGCACAGTTGAGATGGACAATATTGTGATTGGGCCTGGAAGTCCTCATAGTTTTGATATGCCAGATAATACTGCTACAGCTTTAAAAATTCATGAGGGTTCTAATGATTATCTTGTATTTACAACCACAAACGGTTCTGAGTTAATTAAATTCAGTACTGCTGCTGTTGATATTGATCTTGATTTGAATGTTGACGGTGGAGATCTTACAACTAATGCAACAACATTTAATTTATTAAATGCAAATGCAACTACAGTAAATGCATTTGGTGCTGCTACAGCAATTGATATGGGTGCAACTTCTGGAACTGCAACAATCAATAACCCAACACTAGTTGGTACACAAGCTACTCAAAATTTATACAACTCTACTGCAACCACAATGAATTTTGCTGGTGCTGCAGCTACATTGAATATGGGTGCAAACTCTGGAACTGCTACAATCGGTAATCCGACTGTTGTTGGTACTCAGAGTACTCAAAACTTATATAATACAACTGCAACCACAATGAATTTTGCTGGTGCAGCTACTACTATTAACATGGGTACTAATTCAACTACATTAGACCTTGGTGATATAAGAATTAAAGGAAATACAATTTCAACA